TTTTCACCTTTGCCAATATCTCAAGGCGGCGTGGTAGCTGTTTCTTACGCAATTCCCTTCTCAATACACGCGCTCTATCTTCGGCTTCTCTGCGTGCATAATATTGTTCGTCTGTTTCTCCCATCCCATACCTCCAGTAGTGCTATGTTCTCGTTATCGTTGGTTGAATTCCCGCTTGTCGTGTCGTTTTTTTCCGTTCTTTATAAATTCGTGTGCCGACATACCAAATACAAGACTTTTTAATTCTGTGATATACTCTATACTCAGTTGATACCCCCGTCCCGTCTGTTGAAAGTTTTTCATATCCATCAAGAGAATTCGACCAAACCATCCATAAATCCCATTCACCATAATCATAACTACACCTTGCAGACAATCCCCACGCCTGAGAAGGTGACTTTGAAAAGCACACATACGGTGGATTCCAATAGCCACACCTTGATTTTTTACCGGGGCAAAGACCATATTTTAAAATCCCTTTTCGTCTTGCTACGAGTGACCAATGATAGAGGGCAAAGGGTTTGCTCATCGGTTGAATTCCCTCTTAATTGTTAAGACCCTGCTGTCTGCCAGAACAATCGAGCCCTCCTGTTTTCCATGCCCACAACAGCTTGCAACCGTAACGATATTTGCCGCATTCAGGGCCGCAACAATATCAGCAATACAGAAATCTATATCTACACGCCGCCCATTGATCGCCATGGGAACTTGACATTCATAGGAACCGATCTCACAACATTTTTCCGGTTGTTTCATCATCTCTTCACTTCCCTTCTGCTGTACTCTCTAGTCTCCCATTTAGGCTCAAGCCTTTCACCCCGTAATATTGTGTCCATGTCACTTTGAAGCTGTGTCATTGCTTCTGTAGGGGTCTGATGCATAGCTTTATATAGCTTGGCTTTGTCTTTATCTGATAATTGATTTGTCATCTCATACCTCCTTAATTACAAATCCAAGTCTTTAACATAGTCAGTATCCCTACAACATTCAATCACTTGCTGACCATCTGCAAAACCAATAGTAATATACTTCATTGCTTCTAATGACTGTAGTATATTCCCAAGCATAATTTTATCTACATCTCGATAGAACCTACCCATCAAGTGAGCAAAGGTACAGGTCTTTTGAATTCCTATCTCAACCATAACTCTATTTACCACGTCTGCATTATCACTCTTACCAACACCACTAAATGTATACCTCATTTTTACCTCTGTAGATTCTAGGATTCTTATAGCCCTTTCCAAATCCTCCTGTTTCAATAGTAAACTACTTGAGCGTGAGACACTACTAATCATACTAAGTTTCATCGCATGAGAAGGTCGTCTTTCAAAGTAACCATTAAACCTATCATCAACAAACGGAGGATTACCCTCCTGTGCGGTGTACCAACTTATCCACAAATTAAGGAAGTCATCTGTTACTTTAAACTCCCCTTGTATCATATGAATTTGTTCTAAATCCATTAGAAGTTTCTCACGCAAATCTAATTCTTCCTTCGATAGGAATGGGACAGGAGTTATCTTCTTCTTCTTATGTTCAAACACGAATATCATACGACTAGTTAACCCACCTCCAATTGCATCTAAAGGCATCGAGGTTTGGATTAACTCTGGAGTCGTAGCGCCGATTAAGTTTACCCACAAACCTATAATATCATCCGTGCCCATGTTCTTCGTACGATAAGTCCAACGTTTCCTACAATCATACCAATCAGTAAGGTCGCTCATTAGCTGGCGATTTTGATATCCTAAGAATACAGTAAGTTCTTGGGAATAAATAGTAAGTGATGAATGAAACTCTGTCGTTCCATCTTCGTGGATTATAGTATCATTTGAATTCTTAATTTCCCTTATTAGTGATTCCCTTGTAGTTGATTCGGCAGCCATGTTGATTCCTAAATCCTCTAAGAAGTCCATCCCAGGTCCCATAGCTGTACCCTTTCTTGCTTTCCCAGATGGGGCGACAAGTACTACATACATATTAGGAAAGAACCTTAGCGTTCCCCAAGGTAAGGAACACTTGCGTTGTAACGCAGCTGCTAATACACTAAGAGCCGTCCACGTGTGAAAGAGTATAGGAGGCTCCGAATTGTCCGTGAACTGTAAGTAACTCTCTAACCAATCGTCTAGGTTTCGTGTAGGCATTTTTATTCCTTATCAAATCCATCATAAGCTCCTTCTAATTCCTTTGCAAACTCCTGGACTGTGGAAGGCATTTTAGCATGTTTAAACTCTACACCATTTGCTTTCGATAGAGTTAAACCCATCTGAATATCAACTGGAACTGTGAATGTATAAGGTCCAGTTGTTAAAGGTACTTCCATTGAACGTTTAATATCTAATAATATCTCAGCATGCTTAATCCACGGGATACTCAAGGGTAATTGGAAACCTATACTATCATGTACCTGATTTAATAACTCAAGGGAACCAAATTTATCTTGATTGTAATAGATGTAAGATAACCCATGACGGTTTATTATATCAGCTGTGGTAGATTGAGGTATAAAGTTGTATGCTTTCTTGAACATCATATCTTCCCATTTCCCTAGGAATACTCTCTTGCGGTTGAACAAGTTAGTCAATGTTCTATCTTTACCCAACTGCATTCTAATCATGGGATGGTAGTAACCTCTAATTTCGGGGTAAGCTTTGAAATACTTCTCAACAATCCACTTCCCCTGTTTCTCGTCCATTTCCATAAGAAGGGAAAATGACTTATAACCCATGTCATAGTTTAATTCATGATTAGTTTTCTTTCCCCAAAATCTCTCGCTTTGTTTACCAGTACCTAATGGGGAACTACCATCCTCATTAGAAATTTCATCCATAGATTTATCAAAGATGAGAGATGCGGTGAGCGTGTGAACATCCTTACCATCTTCAAAGGCCTTCATCATTCGTGGCACATGTCCTACATAAGCAACTATTCTATTCTCCACCTGCGAAAGGTCGAGGCTGTAAAAAACGTAACCTAAGTCGGCAAGTAAGTAACGTAACATCTCATGTGGCCAATTTTGTAAGTTCATTCCCGTACCAAAGATATTCTCACTCGAACTTATCCTACCATTCACGGTACCTACTGGATTGTAAGAACATCGAATCCTTCCGTCATCATCTACCTTATCTAAATTAGTGTATGTTGAGGATAGTTTACGGAGGGAGCGAATGTCCTTAACCAGTCCAGCTTCTTCAACCCCCTTTCGGTACAACCGAGTGAGGGCAGTTTCATCTGTAGTTATCTTCCCCTTCTTATAATATGGTTTGTGACCTAAGTGGTCATAGAAATACCATATCATCTGAGCGGGGGAGTTGGGATTAATAGGTTGACCAGCAAGTAAGTCTAGTTTAGCTTGTCGTTCTACTACCCTTGCATCTAATCCTACTTTAGCATTGACCATTCCTACTGTGTCAACTCTAATCCCACGCTTCATCATGTAAACTAAGGGTTCGATTATTCTACATTGTTCAACGAAAGTATCATAGTTACCTTGCTTTTCTAAGTCCTTCAACTGTGATGGATAAGCATCGGCACATGTAATACTATCCATTGCATTATAGTGCCACAACGTCTCCCATAATCCACCTACTTTAAACCACCTCTTTCCATCTGCTTTGTAGTATGGTATGTCGGTGTGAACTGATGCGATGAAGTCTAATCCCGCAGGGTAATCAGGGGAGAGGATTTTCTGTGCTACCATTGTGTCTGCAATGTTGTAAGTCTTGATACCAAACTGAGAGAGCATGACAGTAGCATCGAATCCCAAGTTCTGACCACGTTTAATAATTGTAGGGTCTTCCAAAATTAGAGCAATCGCCCGCCAGATTTCACTCTCTTGTTCTACAGTAAAGTAATCACCGTGGGAATCAAGGAAGGGTATACTAATGGCATCAATAGGTGAATGAGCAAAACTTATACAGGATACATAGTTGTTATAAACTTCAATATCAAAGTCTATCATCGTCCCCTTCTTTCCCAAGTCGTAACATAAATTTAGAAATGCTAGTGACTCATGAAATGAAGGGGAGATTTTGATATTCCTTTTAGTTCCACTAAACTCCTTTGTTTTACTTTCCTCATCTGCTTTAATTAAATCGTTAATAATTAGACGGCGATTTAAGTAAACATTTTTAGGTTGAAGTATAGTAGCTGGATGTATTATGGGAATTACCTTTCGGCCAGGAAGTAATGTTGATTCAAGTAACGAGCCACGCCACTTGGTAATCCCATAACGCATTGTAAGTGCGTATAATGCTACGTTACCAATTACTACAATTACATTAGCATTACAATCACTTAATTCTTTCTTTAGGATTTCCAAGTATTCCAACCCATCTGCTGAATAGATTCCCTCACCCTTACTATTAAACTTTACATACTCACTAATTGGATGGTCTAAATCTTTTACTACATTTGTAAGGTAACACTCATACCTTGAAATACCTGCGGAAGATAAACATGAGTTTAATTCCTTTCCAGAAGGCCCTACGAAAGGTTTACGAGCATATACTTCGTACCTCCCTGGTTGTTCACCTACCAAAGCAAGTGAGCAACTTAGTTTATTTCCCTCAGGTGGGACGGACGTAGCTTTTTTAATCATCTTACTTCCTTTCTATTTAACTATTCTGTATAGCTTCACTAGCTGCTTCGTAAGCTATATCATGTACTAAATCTTCAAGAGTCATAGGTGTTACTTCTACTATCTTATTCTTTGGAGGTATTGCTAGACCAGCTTTTACTCTACAATCTTTACACCATTCTTGATTGAGTTCAAACTTAGGTTTTACTGAATAAGAATACTGTACAATGTATTCTCCTACATGAACACCTACTTTCTCTAATTGTAAAGTCTCATTGCTTGTATCTTCTTTACCGCATTTATCACACTTGTAAGTTGTAGTTCTCATTTCACTTTCCTTTCTATTTATTCATTTCATAGTAGCATCTTCGACAAGCTCTTACGTCAGCTAATGCATCATGAGCATCTTTGAATTCTTCACCAAATAGAAACTTATGAAGTTCCTGAAGTTTAGGCCACTTGTATTTCCCATATCTTCCAGGGAGTTTACATACGTGAGTACCATTAAGCATAGTACAATACTGATAATGTGGGTCTGAGAGTTTAAGCATGGCTTCATCACTATAAAGATTATAAGCATTTGATAATACTACTTTCATATCAAACGCAGTGTTATGGCAGACTAATATGTCTGCTCTTAATATTAAGGATTCAAATAACTTCAGTACTTCATCCTGCTTAAGTCCACCTTTGTTAGTACTTTCAACCGAGATGCAATGTACTGCTTCAGCACCAGATGAAATCTTCCTTTCTCCTGCACTAATGAGGAGGTTTCCTTCTTGAAAAATTGAGTCACGTTCAGAAAGAATGAACCCCAGTTGTACTATCCATGGTTGAGTAAAGTCACTGTAAGGTTTCTTAAACTTATACATATCAGATGTTTCAGTGTCAAAAAATAGTTCCATTATTTATCTCCTTTATGTTTTATTTTAGGATGTATTGTTACAATTTGATTCTTGTCAGGTTTTGATACTGTAAATCCTACACATGCTGTGTTAGGAAAATCGTCTGCATGTTCTGATAACATTTTATTTATAGTTTCTACTATGTTATCTTCACGACACATATAAATATCTGGCCAAAATCCTGACATTGTTGGTAAGCCATTCATTATTTATCTCCTTTTCCATTAGCTTCTTCTTCTCCTTCTTCATATGCATCATTTAGGCATTTTTCACATGGGTCTATTCTAAGTGAACCACTTCTACCCATTTCACCGCTTAGAATTTCACCACATACTGCACATACAACATCAACATCCATAGTTACGTCCATTATTTATTCTCCTTTTCATATTCTCTAATGATTAAGTTAGAATGCTCAACTATAAATGGGGAAAGAGAGTCATACCATTCTAATGAGGTACATACTACTTCTTTAATCCCAGCGTTTATAATTAGCGCGAGGCAATTCTTACAAGGCACACCACAAGTTACATACATAGTAGCACCTTTCGTAACTACTCCATTCATAGCAGCTTGGGCGATACAGTTAGCTTCGGCATGAGTGGCGGGGCATAAGTGGAGTCCTTCACCCGAAGTATAACCAAGGACTGTTCGGGGACATATACTTGCAAATTCGTCATACTTATCTACGTGCGGAAATGTACTAAATTCTGCTAGTATTTGTAATGCTTTATCCTCTAACATTCTCTCCTTACCACAATGAGGTATCCCTCTCGGAGCACCATTATAACCAGTTGATATAACTGCTCTATTCTGCACTAACACCGCACCTATATGCCGTGACAAGCATTTTGAATTACTCGCCACGACATAAGCTAGGTTCTTAAAGTATTCATCCCACTTCATTACACATCACCTTCGTTACGTAATATACCATAAAGAAGGAGGTAATAGTTAATACAATCAAATATGGAAGCTTCCCATAATTCCTTTGATGTATTCTCACCTTGTGAAAGCTTGGTTATGTACTTGTTAACAGCAGTGACGTGTTTACCTAACATCCCACGAAGTGCTTCCTCTGGTAAGATTTCTTGGTCTTTAGCTGTTGTATTAAAGTTCTCAAACCTGTCATCATCAGAAGCATAAATTAATCCTTTGGCACTTAAGATATTTACACATTTATCATATACCTCATCTACTACATCATCAAACGTATCTTTATTCATCTTACTTTCCTCCTTCTTCTTGGGTTATGATTCTACTTACGAAGGCATCCTTATATTCTTTAGATAAATCATATCCTATAGGATGCATCTTCTTATTATGAGCAGCACGTAAAGTATTGCCACTCCCTGCGAATGGTACTACCACTCGTGACCCCTCCCAAGCGAAAACACTTAAGAGTTCTTCTATCAACTCTACTGGTCGTTCAGTAGGGTGGATTTTATGTGCTGGAAATACAGGGGAAAATTCGAAGATGTTACTTCTCCCACGCTTATCTAAATTGATTTTAGCATCACCCTTACGGGCGTAATAGAACATTTCAAAATTATTACCGAGGTAAACTTCAGGGTGACGAGTTTGACCATTAGGTTTAGTCCATATTCCACACAACCTTCTGGTTTTAAACCCTTCGTTAACTAACATATGATACATAATGTCGAACCATGGGTCAGGAGCGAACCATAAGATTAACCATGAGTGGTCATTCATTATACGATAGGATTCACTTAGAGTTTTCTGCATAAATTCTAAATAGTCAGCGTTATCTACTTCGTTATATGCATCACCATAGTTTATTATATAGTTATTCTTATCTTTCTTTCCTGGCAAGTCAATTGAATAAGGTGGGTCTATCTCTACTAAATCTATACTATTATCAGGAATACTTTTTACCTTTTCAAAAAAATCTCCAACGATATAAGAATCAATTAGTTTCTTTGGGGTTTTACCAAGGAGTTTACCTGCCTTATCTGCTAAGTCACTCCGCACGATTTTCTCCTCAAACTTATTAAACATCTTTGCCGCATCACTTTTATTCTTACACTTATTCCACTGTAAGTCAGGGAAGCTCTCCATTGCGTTAGCTAACTTGATATCCTGTACTACCGATGCGTGAGATTTATCTAATAATTTAGCTGTGTCACGTAGTGAGTGACCAGATGCGTTAGGTGAGGTGGAAATTTTCTCACCATGTAATGCTACTTGAATGTTATGTATCTCACGTTTCAAGTTACATTCTTCAATAAAGGTTAGGTCCTTACGCCTGACATTTTCTTCGAGTTCGATAGAACGTAATTGAAGGTCATTTAATTCATCTTCATAAATCCTCACAGGTACTTCCTTTATTCCAGCAAGTGTAGCTGCTTGATACCTACGTCCGCCCGCAAGAAGTAAATAAAGTTCACCTTCATTCTCACCATTCTTAATCGACACAGCAAGAGGTTGGATTATCCCATACTGTTTTATTGAATCTACTAAATGGTCTAACTCTCCATAATCAGTTCTAAATCTTTCTTTAGTCCAGATGCTTTTAATATCTACAATCCCAACTTTCATTTAACTTTCCTCCTCAAGAGTTTTAATAAGAGCATCAACGTCACTTTCACTTAACTTAGATACCAAAGCATCTATACTCATGGTAGTTGGTTTCTTACCACTTACTTTTTTAGTTACCTTTTTTACTTTGGGAATTCTCCTCTTCCCACGAAGTTCCTTTATAAAATCTATACAATCATCTATGGAGAGTTCCAAAACTGATACGGCGAGATTAGCTATCGTTGCCATCCTTAATCCCTCCCTTCCTTAAGTAACCAGGTAACTCAGAAGGTAATACAGTAGGTTCTATTTCAATAATATCTAATGGGATACCAGGGTCTAAATAAAGAGCACCAGAAATTTTAGTTGTAATGTTACCTATAATAAACCGCAACTTTTTACCTTGATGAGTTTCATCATATTTAGCTATCATTTCGGTATTACCTCCTTTACATGGTCTAAATCCCTAATAGTTAACCGACGAGTTAAAATGGCGGCTATTATGATAGGGCCGTGCTTTTCGAGAAGGGTAATTACGTCCTCGATTATCGTACGAAATAGTTCGTTCTTTGCTCCCCAAGGGATTAACTTACTCAACGCATAAGCTTGTTCCTCAGTAATCTCAATAGAGAGTCTAGGTCTGTGTTCCCTAACTTCACCAGCCATTTTAATTCTCCTTTGGTTATAAATTTACCATAGAATGTGAAGGATAAGATAGTACCCTTCACTACAATATGTCAACGTTATAGTTAATAAATGGATTGCTATCTCAACCCCCTTAATCATTTAGCTTTGATAAAACGTTTGATGAAGTTCTGCTCACCATACTCTTCATCTTCACTCACACCAAGAATAGCCCATGCCTGACGCCCTATACAATCATCCAGGTCTATCTTTTTTCCTGTGTTAATATCAAAGGCCTCAAAGAAGGCCTTCAATCCCCACTTGGCATTGTTGACTTGTTTCTCCGTCATACTATCACACGGAAGTGGAAGGTACTTGGAGAAGTCCTTAGCAGCAGGTTCACTTGGAATATCGAAGCGTGGGAAAATAAAGGGATTACCAGCTTTGTTAATCCTCTGTTCGATTGACACGATTCTCAACTGATACTCGGCATCACCACTTACTGCTTTAGGTTCAATTGCGTCTTTAACATCTATGTCCAAAAAACCCATTCTTAAATCCTCCTTCTAATTTAGTTAAACTATGTTTAGTTACTTACCTTTTACTTCTTCTCTTTTTTAACCTCCTTTCCATTTATTATATCGTCTATTATATCATCTGAATCAATACTACTCATTTTATTGAGAAGGTTAGTTGATTCCTCTTTCGTTAAATTCATGTGAATTAATGCCCCTGAATCTAACATCACCTTTACATGTCCGATATTATCTACCACTTTGATATTGATAGATGTTACTTTATCTAAGTTAATTAGGTCTGTTATGTTACCCTGTTTGTTACTCCGTTGGTACATCATTCTTCATTTCCTCCTTCAAATAGTGATGGTTTATCGTTAGTATCACGACCTGTTTTTCTTAATATAGCCTTAATATCTGGAACTTCATACGTCTCAAGTTCGCCCATCTTGGCAAGTCTACTTTTTGCCTGATAAAGACCAGTTTTTTGAGTAAGTAATTGGTATTCAATTCCCTTACTAGTTTCTTTAGTCATGGCGACGTACATTTCGTCGAATAATAATGGGACTCTTCTTACTAACTTACCAGTAATCATCAAGGAAATAAACATTTTACCTGTGGCGTCATCCTTATCAGAACTATCATGTCCCAACAGTATGCAATCACATGGTAATGAGATTATATCTCGTATAGCATTTTCAATTACTGTCATCTGAGGTAGCCAATCATTTTGGAAAGGTTGACCACCACCTCTTCCTGCTTTCTTAATAATTTCATACATAATATCTTGAGCCCATGTTGTCATAGAGTCAATAACATAAGTACCGATGTGGTCAAAGTATCCCATCTTCTTTCTTCGATGAAACTCATCGTCCCATAGTTTAGCAGCTTGAGGGTGCGCAGGTTCCTCAGTTTCAAAGCGGGAGTCGACTACTATATTCCCACGACTCATTTCATCTAGGTATTTTACATCGTTTAGAATCGCCTCACCTTGAAGTACCTTACTTCCACCAGGGTCAAAGGAATCTACATGGAGAGGTAATCGACACGTTCTTAAAAGTGACGTCTTACCAGAGCCAGTACCCCCATAAATTATAGCATTGAAACTATTACTACGTGGGTCGTCATCGTACATTTTCTTTAGTTTCTCCGCTTCTATCTTTATATCCATTTTACTCATTTATTCCTCCCTGCTGATTTCGTATCTACTACATCAATAGTAATTTCATCTAAACCATCTGAGTATTCACGATTAACATAGATGTTGGTAATAGGGAATTTATCATCCTTACATATGTACCTACGTGACCCCTTAAGTTCCTTTTCTACTACAAATAATGCTTCCATTTTTACTTCCTCCTTTTTAAGTTATTGTTTATTTACTAAATATTGGTCAAGTAATATTTGGGTTAATTGTAAAATGCGACTTTTAAGTTCCTTATCATCTTTTGAAGTGCTGTAAGTTGAATCATAAGTTAATGCTTCCTTTCTCCACTTTCTAAGTGTTCTCTCACTTATCATCATTACCTCCTTCCTCTTCCTCATTATCATAATCTGTTGGGTTAGTTTCACCCATGTAAATACGAAAGGCTACATCGTCTTGTTTCTCTGTATATTCGGGACAAGTAGTATTACCCATCTTATTCTCCTTTTATTCAACCATCTTACCATATTCCATCTTATGTTTGGCAGGTCTATCCATAGGATTCCAAAACTCTATTTTCATCCCCATTGGAACTTCGTCTATGTGTTGTAAGGGATTCGCCCACGCTGTACAGAAGTCATGGTAAGGACAGCCGAAATACTTACTACAGTTAGTTGGGTTCATGGGGAAGGCCATCATCAAGGGGTCACTTTCCTTACACATCTCAAGACGTTGAAAGTCCCACTGGATTGAGTCTAACCAGTAAAGAGTATTCCACATCCATGATTGCATACTCTCACGCGTTTTCTTTACAGGTACACGTTCCATAGAGAATTTGGTTTTGAGGAAACCTACACCGTTAATTCTTACACCATAAACTTCACTCTCAGGGTATAAACAATATAGTACGTGAGTGTAAGTACCTACTTGAATACTTAAAGGCCACTGTTGCATCCACGCACGACTTATAGATGAACCGGCAGTTTTATGTTCCAAGGAGAAGTAACCCTGACTACCTTTACATATAGCATCCTGACGAAAATGTAATACCCTATCTTCTGTAAGAGGGACGCTCCCTGCTACCTCGGTATAAAGTACATCAAAATCTCCGAGGTCATTGTGATACTTCTGTGCGTATTCTATCAACGCATGAAGAGCACGTTCGGGAGTCTTGGCACCAAATAACTCGTCAGTTGATTCTGGGAATACATTACGATAATATTCCAAGAATAAATCATAAGCACCTAAGATACTATTTTGGTCATATCCATTTAATAGTAAATGCTCCATAGCTTCGTGCCATGCACTTCCGAAGACTAAATGGTTGTTAGGTGAATCACTTTGCCACCCCAGTACGTAATTATAGAAGTATTTCCTTGGACACTCTAAATAACATTGAGTCTTACTTGCATCCTGAATGTCCCACGTTTTATCCCTTGGTATTATCATTCTTTATCCTCCTTATATTCACCAGTAGGTTTAAATGTTGTTCCAGGTCCTTTATCCCAATCCATTCTACCTTCATGACCAGGGCAGTAATTTAGAGGGTATGGACTTGTACCTCCATGATGTGAACCGAAGGTACAACCACAGTTTCCACATATCTCATTTAAATAATCAGTAGTTGGTCTCATTCTTATTCCCCTTTCATCAGTTCGTCTAACATTAAAGTACGTTCTACGTAGTAACTATTTACACCTTTCTCCCTCGAGGTTTTAAATAATAGTAAATTGAGACGTCCGTGTTTTCTGGCGAAAATACTACATGCAATACTACTCATTACACTCAAACCTGTAATTAGAATATAATCCTCTATAAGAGAACCATTCAACTTCGCTACAAACTTGCGGTATATACTACCAGTTGAATAGCGATTGATTGCTCCCTCAGAGAGGAAAGTTAACTCTCCAAATCTTTCAGCATCACTATGGTCATGTCCTCCTCTATTTACTACATAAACTTTACACATTTAACCTCCCTTCTATGGTTAATAAATTACCATAGGTTATCGCCACCAAGGTACATCTATATTGAAACAATCTATTTCTATTAGAAATGCTAACATAACTGTCCACATTACGGCAAGTAAGAACATTATAAAATCTTTCATATCTTAAGAACTTCAACAAATATAGGGAAACGAGGAACACCTTTACCTGATGTTATATTCTGATATTCCACGTTACAATAATCACCTATTAACGTCTGACGTATTTCCCAATACTCTTCACGTTGGAGTTTGGTGAACCCACTTCCTACGTTAAATAAAGTAGCTTCATCCTCACTTACACATGTAAAGGAACCCAATGTTCCCTTGGGATTACCATTCTTATCCATTTCCTCATTAAATCCCACGATTTTATAGAAGTCACTTTTCTTTGGTTTAAATTTTAGCATATAAACTGAACGCTTGCGTACGTAAGATGCCATGTAATTACGTACTATCATTCCCTCATAATTTTCACTTAGGAATTGGTGATAAACTTCTATCACACTCTCAAACGTCTCGGCAAGTTTATGAGTTACCAATCTGATAGGGCCAAAGCTTCCTAATTTACCAAGTTGAATCGTTCTCATTGCTTGAGGGTCATCGTTAATCAAATCAAAGATGTGGTATTCCATCTTATGAAAATCCTCGTGGAGATTAGTAGTTCTACCAACCCGTGAGTGGATTTCTTCAAATGGAAGTTCGTGGCAATATAGTTCACCATCATACTCGTTATAAGTAGGATAATGAAGTAGTGCCTCGTTTATATGAGGGACAGAGTTAATTATATTACACTCACTACTTAATAAGTGCCATTCCGTCCCGTCATAAATTGCACGGCATCGTTCTCCGTCAAGTTTAGGTTGGATTATGTAAGGAGGTTTCCACTTATTTAAACGTTTCTCTTCAAATGGGTAGCACAACTGAATATTACTTCTCATGATAAATTCCTCTTTCTCATATCACTAACTGTATGAGCTAGAGCATCACCAATTCTCTCAGTGGCGATTATGAGGGAGGACATTTTTTGGTAGTTGTTAATGACACCTTTGAGCATATTCAACTCATCTTCATACATTCTTACTCTATCTATTAAAGTTGAGTTACGTTTTCTTACTTCCTTAATTTCTTCTTCCAACATAGCTTTAGTTATTCTCATCCTTATTACCTTCTCTTTCTTCTATAATTCAATGTAACATTTGGTGGTATTACTAAAGGTTAAAAAAATGTGGGAGACTCGTACATCCGCGGGAGCCTCCCACATTCCACATTTACCAGGGAGAAAGTTTACTTTTTAAGTTTATTAAGAAGGTCTTTCTTCTCAGCTTCGGTCATAGTACCCCATTTACCAAGTATTGCAGCAACAGGGTCAACATTACGTTCCATTGCCACGCCAGGTTTCCACGCAGCCATCTTGGCCTGAATAGCTTCATCATCAAGGCCCATAGTAATATAACGTCTTATGGCACTCTGAGCGGTAATCTTGAATGACGCTTTAGCGTTAGTAAATACTACCGGAGCAGTGAACATCTCTACTGCTTCCTCAAGGGTCTCGCCAGCGTTAAATAGTATTGTTGCGGTTCTTGATACTCCTTCTATTTCCTTCTTTGCGGTAATTTCTATCATCTTCTTAGTTCTCCTTTTCTAATTAAATTGTTAGTAGTATGGTACACCATTTAAATAAGTAACTTTAATTACTTCATTATCCTCTCACCTCCTTTATTTATGTTTCCGTTGTAAACCCTCATTTAAATAAAGCACATTGTAACATAATTTATCGTAGATGTCAATAAAATAATTAACTTTAAATTACAAACCTTTCTTATACAACAAAACCTTTAGGTTACTTCATGTTTTTTACCTTAAATCCATAATCTTTATAGAGTTCAGCATACTTCTTTAAATCTTCGATTGACTTTATTGGTATGCTTCTCCACAGCTTTCTTCCCGATCCCTCCTGTGTGCCAATCGTTGTGTGGGCATCTTTATAAAACTCACAGTCATGTCCGAATTTTCCGAACAATTCTGTCCTAAAGAAGCGGTTGGTTTCGGGGTCGTAATAGATTCGTTCATGTATGGCTTGCTCATCCTCCACCACCTCCACGAATCCCTGTTCTACGAGCCATTGGAGCTTTTCATTGCAGGCGTGTGGGCCTTTTGTGCAGTAATCGAGGGCAACATTTATGGGGATAGTAGGCAGATAGCCATACACCCACGCAAAGAAGTCAATATCGTTATCCCTCGCCCCCGCCAGTATCAGCGACTTTACCGTGATATTCCTCAACTGCCTGTACGTTACTTCGTTTATTGTACATTCCATTGTGTCCTCCAACAAGGTTAGTTCATCTTTGTTGTATGCCCAATCATCGCCGTCATCGTAATGGACTATGAAATCATATTCTCTTGCTACCGAAGTAATGGTTGCCGACCCCTTCCCGCGCCACAACCCCTCATCCACCCTTACCCTGTCACCTACCTTGAATGTCTTCATACTGCCCTCCTAGTCACATCTTTAATTTTAACCCTTCTACTAATTTTTTTAATTATTGTCTCGATGGGAGGAAGGGATTACTCCCACCGAGACCTCAGGATTACCACTTACTACCCGAGAAGTTCACTTCTTAATTTATCCTTATCTATTTGGGTCATACTTGTTAGACTTTTAAGTAACTCATTTAATGTAGGCATACGTTTATTACTTACTCTACGTTTAATCTTTTCTAATGATGGAACCTTTGTAACCGTAGTAAGATTATATTCCTCGGTAAATTTTAAGTTTGCCCAATAAGTAATTTCGCTCTGAATATTACGTAAGTTTTGTTCTGCTTCCTTATACACTGGGTGAAGTTTACGTAGTTTAACTCTTGCTATTTCAATCCGTTCTTGTGGTGTTAAATCCCTAACACTACTTCTTAATGGTGTAAGTTGTTTCATAACGTTCTCCCTTCCGTTACTATGGTTATTTTTTTACCATAGGTGTAACAGACCACCTATTGGCTTTACTATCTAGGATGTAATCACTTACAAATTTGCGATTATACCCCACCTCTTCGGCGAGAGCACTTATTCCGTAATATAGTGCTCGTTCTTCATTCTTTGCGTGACGAAAGAAATCAATAACTTCATTGTGCCAGTTAAAAGTTATTTTGTAAGTTAAATGATTCATAATCCCTTCCTCATTTTGATAACCCATTGTAACACAATTTGATTAACTATGGAATCATTAAATTAACTATTAAACAAATGTATAATATAGAATACGATAGTACCAATTCCAAGTGTTGCACCTACCATTCCAATACATAATCCAATTACTATTAACCAATCACTTAATGTTAATTCTTCACGATTTAAGTATTTCATTCCTTCTTTCCTCCTTTTACATTATTAGGTACCAAACCCAAAATCTTTTTAACCTCCTTCATCCTCTCTTTATCTTCTTCACTTTGAAGTACTTCTGGTTTGAAGTTCTTCATTGCATTTTTAACTACTTCATCCATCTCACTTATTCCAGAATCATGCGTATGTTCTAACTTCCTATCCTCAAATAGTAAGTTATTATACAAGTTACGTTTACCACGGTAGTTTGAATTAAGCGTGCTCAATCCCCTATCGAGTAATACTTGAGTCGCCTGAGCTGTTTCTTCAACTACTTCATAACCATTCTTACTTACTATTACAGCTAACATTTGAATAGTCTCACGTACTAACTCACTCAACGTTCTTATTCGTAGTTGTTGACCTTTCTCAAAGTAAAGAGCTAAAGTCGCCAAGTCAGTACGCTTACACCGAGTTTGTACAATTGAGTCATTTTTAATAGTTGTTCCTATGTCACTCATTTTATTTACTCCTTTATTTTATTAGTTATTTAACCATCTCTTTCGCCGTTAGTAATGCGTCACGCTTATCACTCGTATGATAAGTTGCTTTATTATATAAGTTACCATCAATATAGAGTAAACATTGATACTCTTCCCACTCGAAGTTGAATATTGTCACTACTCTCCTCGAGGAACGATTAAATGTTGCTATCTGTTTAGATTGGTTCATATTACTTATTCTCCCTTTCTTATTATAATAAGTATTGTCTTTGGGCATGGCAAACTCTGTTTGCCCAATTACTTAAGATTACACCTCTCACCATTATTAGCACGGATGAAGTGTGAGAAGTCATAGTATATAGCACACTCTCCATGTTTCAATCTTATCTCACTACTCCTACATTGCTCTTCAAAGGAATCAAAAACAGGGTGATGCCCAGGGAGTGACGTAATAGTAGGTATTGATAGTATAATTGCCACTAAAAGTAATTTAACGTAATTCATATTACTCCTTATATTACTACTATTACGACTCTGGGCATGGCAATCCCACTGCGAGATTGCCCACTCATATTAACAGTTATATTAACAGTTATATTAATAGTTAAATTGGTAGTAATTCATCTATATAATCTGGTTCTAAACCAAACCACTCTTCACATATATCAAATGGCATCTCACCATTTAATAGACGTTCATTCAAATCTTGTGTTGCCTGATTAATTAACTCATCAGCATTATTAGGTGACATTCCATCCCTCTCTATTAAGACTTCCTTGATAGTACTGTGCATCACTACTACCTCCTAGTTAATCATAAAGAAACGCATTTAAGAACTCATAAAGAAACACATTTAAGAACTCACATAAATCTCCTATCTCTTGAAGATCTAATGATAGTGGAGCATCTTTATTCTCTAATGCAACTTCTAATTTCTCCTGATGTAACTCCATAAGTCTCGTCCTTAACTCTTCATTCATAATAATCTCCTCCTTCATTCTTTTCTATATTTAGTTTATGATTGTATTATACCACAATTAAATGAAGTTGTCAATTTAATAATGAACTACGATGTATGTTTGTATTTATTGTAACCGTATTCCCTGTATGCTACCCCATATCCCATTCATTTAAAATTGATAAATCTGTAGGTCTCGTATGTAGATATGTATGTGTTGTATTGTTGTAGTGTATGTATTTGTAGTATTCCTTCTCCTTGTTTCTCTTCTTAAAAAATTTTTTTTTTAAGGTTTAAGCATACTAATATACACTTCTACAAGCATACATTACAGTTTAATTACGTTAGAACGTACATTTAGACGTACAAACCCTACGGATTATCAATTAATTATGGAGGGAGATATGGGCTAGCATACGTGGAATACAGTTACAACGGTTACATGGAATACATGAGTTACATATATACAAACATACATTACAATCCCACCACGCACTTAACAGTAATAGTAATATTACTCACTATGGTAATTAATTTACCATAGCACGCAATAGTAAGCTTAACTATTTACTTATTACTTATTACTTATTACTCATTACTATAATAAATAAAAAAAAGGAGTATAGTTTCCTATACTCCTCTTTTTAAACGGGTAATCTTAACTGGACTATTTAACTAAACGATTTGTAGTAGTAACACTAACCATACACAACTTGCAATTACTAAGTAACAGTAGTATCGCACCCTGACCCTCCCTTCAATTAAGTAATAATACTATCTATATTTATTACAGGCCTGCCAATCCAAGATTACTAATAAAATTTCATCACTTACATTAGCAACTAAGTAGTCTAACTGTTCAAGACTAACATATGTCCCATCTACATTCTGTCTAATACCAGCCAGTTTCAGAACCCAGAATGGTAACTCCTTTAGACCATTAATGTAGTCCCTTCTAATCTTATCAATTATTAGTTGACGCAAAAGTATCACCTCCTTTCATTTATTATTTAATTTTACCGAGTAATTCTCACCGCACCCGTTCAAGATTAACTATTTAAGAGCGTCTCGCAGTTCTTGCTTCTGCTCTTCCGTCATGTTACCGATTGAAGTGATGGCTGCCTTTACAGGGTCCTTCACTCCCTTCGTGCCCTTCGGCTCGGCCGTGAAGGTATAACTTCCCTCATAACCTTCTAAGGTTTTGGTAGAAGACTCCCGAAGTTTGGCCTGCTCCTTAATCCAGATTGCATCGAAGGCATACTCCTCGACCTGTTCCGGCGTAAGTGATGACATATCACATTCCACCTGTAGTACGAACTTGTCTTCTGATTTATTAGTAATCCTTCTCGTTTTATTCATTTTATTCACCTATTCCCTTCATTGAATGAGAACGGGTGCGTCAAGAATCACTCGGTACTTATTCAGTTGTAAAAGAGCATTTATTCATATGTTGATTCCATCCTATCATACCATACAAAATATGCAAGGTTTACCTGTAACCATGTGATATCATTACGCTTTTTAACATGTGATATAACGTGACATCCGCCTATGCTGAATTTCCATGTGATGTGAATATGAAAACCCGAAGGGGGGTAATCACGTGGGGACTAGAGAGACTCCCATATATAAGAAGCGTATGATTTTTATTTAATACCACCACATTGTGGTATTGGGTCACCTCGTCACCCACGTCACTGTGGTCATTTATTTACCATAGAGGGATATTCTACTTATGATATTTCCACAAATTATATCGTTGACATCTACTTAAATTTATGATATCATATAATCAAGAGAGGTGGGAGATGGAGATGAATATGATGGGTACCGCAAAGGAGAAATACTTCAATGGTGATAGAGGACCGGATTTGCGGATGACTCCTCCGGGCGAACGTAGGACGTTTGAAGTAAGTAAGATGTGGGAGAGGCATCATGAAATTACACGTCTGTTACTTCTTGGTATGACGGGTGTGGAGATCGCTGAGAGGATGGGTATCTCAGAAGCGATGGTTAATTATACACGTAATTCTAAAATTGTAAAGGATAAATTAGATTTAATGAAAGGTGCACGTGACGCAGAGACGGTTGATTTAAGTAAAGAAATAAGGATGAAGGCACCTAAAGCTCTAAAGTTACTTGAAACAATTATTGATGGTCAATCAGGTACATTGGGTGAACTAGCGTCCCCTGCATTACGTGCTAAGACGGCTGAGAATTGGATGGATAGAGCAGGTTATCCTGCACAAAGAAGTGGTACTGGTATTCAACTCCATGCACATTTTGATGCTCAAGATTTGATTGAAGTTAAGAAGCGTGCAAAGGAGAGTGGTATTGTAATAGATGCAGAGGAGATTACTTGTGAAGCAATCACATAGTAGTTGGGATGACATTAGACATTTTAATAAAGAAGAATTCGCCTGCCCTTGTTGTGGTAAAGATGATATAGATATGGATTTTGTCAATCGTCTTGATGAAGCTAGAAATTTATCTGGTATTGCGTATAAGATTAACTCAGGCGTGCGATGTGAGAAGCATAATAAGGAAGTCGGCTCGACGAGTCGTAATCACCTCGATAGTAAAGCTGCTGATATAAGTGCACTAACTGGTTATGTAAGAGGGCGTATTTTACGTGGATTATATGGTGCGGGATTTCGCAGGATAGGAATATCAAAGACCTTTATTCATGTTGATAGTATGGACAGACCAGCAAGTTGTTGGTTGTACTGAGGAATAAATTATGTGGACTATATTAAGTAGTTTAATATCTCCTGTAACAGAAATAGTAAAGGGTTGGCAATCGCGTAAAAAGGTTAAGCTTGAGGGTGAACTAGCTGTATCAAGAGCATCTACCGAAGCAAAGGTTAAACGATTAGAAACGAGTTTAAATGGTGATATAGCATGGGAAAATACTTCAATCAAAAACTCAGGTTGGAAGGATGAGTGGTTTACTGTTGTTCTTTCTATTCCCGCAATTATGTGTTTTATCCCTGGTTTGGCAGAGTATGTTACCCAGGGATTTATTGCGTTAAGTGAATGTCCTGAATGGTATAAGTGGGCTTTCATGGTTGCAGTAGCTTCTAGTTTTGGTTATAAGAAAATAGCTGATTTTATGGCACTAAAAAAGGGAGGGTAAGATAATGCCAGATAGAGATAAGAAAGGTCCGAGGGAACGTTCACCTAAACCAAGTAGGAAACAGGGTGGAGATAAAAGAGGTATAAAGAAACCAGTTAAAAAATAACTATGGTAAATAATTAACCATAGAGGAGGATTAAATGAGACAAACATTTAAAGGAGTATATGGTAAAACTCAGACGTTGGAAGTAACCGATACAGCACAGATTTTGGAGGATGTGGCTACTCTAGATTTTGGTGACTACCCTCCTATTGGTTTACTACTCACATGTGAAAGTAATGATATAAGATACGCTTTCCGTGTTAATCCGACTGCTTCATTTGGGCATGTATTGAAGAAGGATATTCCTGTAGAATTCTTCGGTCCTTTAGCAGCGAAGATGAGAGTAATAAATGATACTGCCCAATCTGATGGAGTGCTGATGATTACTCCTATTTATGAACCAGGTAAATATTCATAGGGTGTTAGGATGGCTCTAAAGGAATTTTGGAATGGCTCAGTAGGCCCACTTTTATATGATGATGAAGATACATATGAAGATGGCGAAACTTTGCGTGGGGCAAGAGTTGACCAAATTCTCTTAGATAGTGCTCCTTCAACTGCTGGCGAAGGTATACGTCAAACTGCAACTGTTACTGAAGATGAACTTGAAGATGCTATAGCGAAGAAGCATACCCAAAACACTGACACGGCACTCGGAGCGCAGTCTGAAGATTTGGACATGAACACTCACCAGGTAGTAGCTCTTTCCGTTCCTGACGCCGCTGGTGAGGCCATACGCCAAACTGAGAAGATTACCGAAGTAGCATTGGAAGATGCCGTTGATAAGAAACACGCTTCTGGCTCAGACGACCAAGACCTATCAGGGTTCGTAGAAAAAGTAACCGGAAAATCCCTTGTTGCAGATACGGAAATAGCGAAAATACATTCCTCTGGTGGAGATACTTCGCTTGGAGCGCAGTCTGAAGACCTCAATATGAACAGTCATCAGGTAGTAAGTTTAAGCGTACCCGATGCTGCAGGGGAAGCCATCAGGCAGACGACCAAGATAACGGAAGCTGCGCTTGAAACAGTGATTGATAGCGGCGGGGGTGGACAGGATATTATAGATTACAGAATAGAAACAGGCAAAAGTGTTACCATTGAAGCGTATCAGTATCTTGATATTAAATTAGTTGAAGAATATATCATAGAAGGTACAGGAACACTCACAATAAACGACAACGGTTTTCTAAACGTAGGGATATAACATGGCAAAAATAATCTTAGAAGAACAGGCAACACCAGATACACCAG